AGCAGATCGAAATACCTAAACCAATTATTCCCAATAGCACCATACGCACTATTAAGGGAAATCTTCTTGGCCATCTGAATGTTGTTATAACGTGAGATATCTTTGAGAAGACTAGGTTCCTTAGTGTCTTCATATTCCTGTTGAGCCTGAAGCATAAGTTTTTTATATTTGACACGATCATTGTACATACTCTCCATAATCTCAGGAAGGAAACCTCTTTTATCCTTTCTGAAAAATGCACCATTTGGCGTCATGCTATATTCAGTATCATTCCTAACCTTACCGTTTAGAATCTTATTCACCAGACCATCCTGTTTCACACAGTTGGGTACTAGAGTTTCTGGTGAAATATTAAATTGCATGATCAAATGCGGGTAAAGCGAATTGAGGTCAAATGACATTACCCATTTGTGCATTCCTACCTGCGGTTCTTTTACATACGCTCCCTCAAACTGATCAGTCTTAGCAGTATTTTTCTTTTGAGGTATAACTATATTCTTATCTCTTAGATAATTATATATAAGAACATCCCAGTAGCGCACAGAACCAAGAACGTCTGTGTAATTAACTTTACCATCATATGCCATAGTGAGGCATAGCTCGATCAGTTTCATCTTGTCTTCAAGCTTGTCAACAATCTCAACGTCTTGAATGTTGTATTCAATAAACGATTGGAAATCTTTCTGATACCACTCACTAAATGTTTCATATGGATTACCATCCTTACGCTCACCAAGTTCAACAAACGCAATATGGTCTAGTCGATAGGACTCTTGTGCCTGATAGGTAAACTTACGATACAGGTCAAAATAATCTAGTGCAGCAATACCTTGAATGTTATATGTCTGGTGATTACGGCCCATCTTGTAAACTTCTCTTTCTTGGACACTACCCCAAGGAGATAATCGTTTCAGCTCATCCTCACCAAACAGTTGAATGATACGATTGCAGAGATAGGGAATATCAAAGAATTCTGTATTCCAGCCCGTAATGATATCTGGCTGATGCTTCTCCCAAAATATAAGAAATTCCTTGAACAGATGGACTTCACTCTCGCACTCAACATAGGTAACGTCATCACGATTCGTTACAAATTGGCCGATGCCAAACACAACAATCTTTTTATTCTGGTGATTCTTGACTGTGATTGACAGCATCTCTTCGTCAGCAAGTTTTGGGTCTGGAAAACCATTCTCACACTGCACCTCAATATCAATAGTCACCATTAGGAGTTTATCCAAATTCCAATCAATATTACCTTTGTAAGTATCAGCAATATAGTTATATGCAAACTGAGTATTACCATACACCAGCTCTGGTTGATTCTTGTGACTTTCTACCCACTCTTTTGCTTCCTTGATATTGTCAAACTCAATAGGCAGAACAGGAAGGCCTTCCAAAGTTGTATAACCCGTATGTTTATTTACAGGAGAATATAATGTTGGGCGATATTTTATTTTGAAATTCTGTCTCTCACCATTAATAACGGCACGACAAAAAAGCTGATTGCCCCATTGTAGGACGTTTGTATAAAAGTTCATATTAAGACTATAACAGGTAATGTATTATTTGTCAAGGGTAAATGGCGTAGTAATTACATATTTTTTCTGAGGATTAATCATGACGTTTAGTTTATTCATAACGAATCTATTAAGTAAAACATCAGTTCCTAGCTCTGTTCTATCATCAAGGCCAAACATAAATTTATAAGAACTACCAGCAAATGACATTTCTAATTCTACAACTGGACGTTCATCTTTACCACCACCAGTTTGTACCTCATATGTCTTAATCAAATTTGTTGTAATAGATTTTCCGTTATGATTAAAAGAAATCTTCTTTCCATTTATTTGTATATCTTCTGCATGAAGAACAGATAATACAGAATTGCCTGTATCAAATTTAGCAATAAGTTCTCCAAATGGTTTTATGGATACTACTTCATTATAACCACATTCTGTGGGAACAGTATGTCTCATTTTTAAATTTTTAAAATGTTCTAAGATTTCTTTAACAATATTCTTACCAGAAGCTTCTTCAATTCCTTCTGTGCCTGGCGAACTATTTACCTCTAACATATATGGTGGTTTATTCTTAGGATCATTTGAAGGAATAAAATCAACAGCACTTAAAATACCACCAACAGATTTTGCAGCCAATAAAGATTGTTCTGTTTCTAATTGTGTAAGGTTATACTTTTTAACCTTTGCACCTTGAGAATAATTGCTTCTGAAATCACCCTCTAATACATCTCTTTGCATTGTTGCAACTATCTTACCATCAAGAATCAAAACTCTAACATCAAACTCTGTTTTAATATATTCTTGTATTAGTAAGTCAGCATCAGGGTCTGTTTTGAATATAAGTTGAACCACAGAGTTTAATGATCTTTCTGATTCAACAAATAAAACACCAACACCTTTTGAGCCTCTTAATGTTTTTAGAATGATTGGAAACTTTGTGTCCAAATTTTCAAAAGATTTTTCTGTAGAATCCACATTAGGAATCAAAACAGATTTTGGTGTAGTTAATCCGTAATCCTTTAAACGAATATAAGAACGATACTTATCAGCTGCAATAGCTATTGATGTCCTACTATTAATACAACAAACTCCAAGTCTTTCAAGTTCTGAAATTAAATCTAGAGAACTATCTTTAGTTGGTGTACCACGAACAAACACTACAGTAGAAGAATCTAAATCAAAACCTTTATCATCTTCAATAGAATGAATAGTATGTTTACCATTGTCATGTTTAATATACGAGCCACCTATTTGTATAACATAATTAGGTAAATTTAATATGTCTGCCTCTTCTTTAATACGTTTAGAGGTTATAGACTTATCACCATGTTCTACAGTAAGTACAACAATACGATAGTCACTATCTTTTTCTTCTGTAATGTATGACTTGAATTGCTCCATTAAACTTCTTTCTTTTTGCCGATATTATATTTGGTACTAAGTTCCCACTCGTTTTTTTCTTTGAAACTTAAAACTTTTATTTGACTTAGTGGAGCTACTGGTTCTGCAATTCCTATAATATCTACTAAACCCCAATCTTTCAAAAGATTTGCAATTGTGTTTCTACGAGCAATATCATTCTCAGATAAATTTACAACCTTACCATCAAGAGCAAATAACTCTTTAAAGTGTGTAATAAAATATCGGCCTTGTTTATGTAGTATATGGCAAGACTGATATAGTTTTCGTTCTTTTCTTGAAGCTACTCCAATTCGTGATAGCGTCTCTCGTACCTTTAAAAAATCATCTGGTTCTTTCAAACCAACTTCTAGCATCTGATCTTGTGTCCAATTAATCTGTTCCATTATGTCTTCCACCTTTATTTAATTTTTGTTTTATGGCAGAAATTTGTTCATCAGATAATATTTCAAGAGCGGACTTTGCTTTTCCATTACTATATCCATAATACTCTTTAACATACTCTAGATTATCAACTTTCATCGCCTTCACCCAAGGAGTATATCTTTTCCTTGGTCTAAGACTATTTATTAAAAAATCAAACTGAAGTTTCTTGTCTAGATGAGGTAATAGGTTCATTTCATTAACTAATTGAATAGTATCAGGAAAGGGAGCAACACACTTATTAACGATATATGGGGGATATTTCTTCTCCCATTCTTCATCCTCACCATCCATAAGAGGTTCTTTGGTTTGATTTATCGCTTTAAGGTAATCTTTGAGCTCATACATTATAAAATTTTTACTTTGAAATTACCTTTAGACAAATTGTCTTTATAAAAATCTAATCGTTCATGATTTCCACCAGCAACATTACATTTAAAAACAACACAACTTCTCAAATCATAGCAATCCTTTGTAACTGGTTGAGCTTGATGTGGTAGACGTGCATCAAAAATAATTAATCGATTACCTTTATAAGAAACAGCCTTATCAACCTTATAATTAGGGTCATTTGGATTACCAACGTCTTCTTGATATATTGTTGTTCCACCACCCCACTTTGTTTTCCAATCTAAACGAGGATAATAGATCATAGTAAAATCACCATCATCTACATGGGTTTGTGGTTCTATACCATGAGTGTGAGCATTACAATAAATTCTCACAAACCCTTCTACATTGTATTTTTCTTTAAACTTATATTTGTGCAATATAGAAGAGAAAATTTGATAAGCCCAATTATATCCACCATCATTACATTCTTCTTCATTATGCCCACAAAAAACGTGCCAATGTTTATTGGGTTTTTTTGGACTAGATTGATAATCATACTTCCAAGATATTTGCCGTACCATATCATCAACTAATATAGCATTATGTTCTTCTAGTACATCATCATAAATATCAATCATTTGAATTTAGCCCTACCCATAATCTCTGTTAAACAAGCCATGATATTTATTTCTTGGTCTGCAACAAAAGCTGACTTGTACTGATACTCACCCAAGACCACAACGCAATGAGGGATAGTAGAACCATCCACATACTCATAAAGATTATCATAAATGCTCCTGAGCAAATGAACAGGATCATTATCAAGATTATCGACAACCCATTTTCTAACATTGGTGAACTCCTTATTTTTCATGCAATGCATAAGTTCTTCTATATTCACATCACTTAAATTTACCAATATTCCAGCATCAATTGTACCTGATACTGAATACCTTTGTAATTCATTTAAAGTTCTACGCCAGTCTGGAAAATGTGTTTTAATAACTTCGGCAACAACTCTTTTATCATATTTGATTTCTTCTGTATCAAGTATACTTATAAGTCTCTTCATAAACTCAGAAGAAAGATTCTGTTTCTCAGATTTAGGAATAGAAAACTCAACTACACTACAACGAGAATGTAATGGTTCAATCAAACGATTCTTATAATTACAAGTAAGAATAAATCCACAGTTTTTATGAAACTCTTCCATGAAACCCCGTAAGGCTGGTTGAGTAGATTGTGGATTTAGATAGTCTGCCTCATCAAGTATTAGATACTTTCTGCCACCTTCAAGTGATACAGTAGAAGCAAAGTTTTTGATTTTGGTTCTAAGGACATCAATACCTGACTCCTCAGAACCGTTGATCATCATGTAGGTAGCACCAATTTGATCAAGCATTGCTTTAGCAATGGTTGTCTTACCTACACCAGGCCCACCTGATAATATCAGATTGGGTATATTGTCACTTTCAACAAACTCTGTGAAAGTGTCTTTTAGATTTTTAGGTAGTACGCACGAGCCTACATCCTTGGGACGATATTCCTCGACCCATAAAAAGTTTTCCATAATATAGATTCCTAACTTTAAGCGTCATAAGAAGATTCTGGTTCCAGAGCAATAAAATACTCTATCTCAATATTAGAGTTAGTAAACTTACTAATATTTTTTGAAGAAACTTCGACACTATAAGAGCCAGGAATTAATTTTAGATTTTCAACTTTAAACCAAAATTTATAATTAATATCACTGGCAGGAACATCAAGATCAAGTGCAAAATCATTTGCAGTTGTATTCTTTTTATCTGTCACTTTAAGTTTTCCGTTTTCAAGTACCATATCAGGAGCTCCAATAACGGATGCAGCTCTTGTTATTTCTGCAAGAATATCACTAGAGAAATCAAACTTAACTTCATTTGACGGCATATTAATATCTTTGTTTGGTGTAGTGACTACAGATGGATCAGAATACCAATACTTCAAAGATTTAGAAGAGCCTTCTTCTGTGATAACAACAAAATCATTTTGAAAATCTAAATCTGGGATTGTAAAAAGAGATAATGCAGATAGAAACTCATTGAGATCATAAATTGCAAATTCTTTCGTAAAGGATTCCTCTACCTTTGCTTTAGCAACAATGTTCTTCATTGCTGACATGGTAGTAATATCACTACCTTCCTTGATTACAAGGTTTTGGTTAATGGTTGAGAAATTCTTCAACACATTGATTG